ATACGACCAGCCGTAGCAGCAGCAGTAGTGCCAACCAGTCGTTGAGCATTCACGTCCAGATAGCCGGCAGTGTTAGGCGCAGCAGTATTACCGACATGTGAGAGGTTCACATCAAGACGGCCAGCAGTCGCAGGCGCAGTCGTACCGTTGATGAACTGAACGTTAGCGCCAAAGGTCGCTGCGCTAAGAGGCTGGAGCAGGTTCCACTTCTTACTGACCGCATCGAAGCCAGTACCAGTGAGGCACAGGTCTACATATGGATTAGCACCAGCGACACTAGCGCCCATGGTATCAGAGAGACACAGACGATAGTGCCCAGGCATACCAGTCGCATTGATCTGCAGGAACCCACCATCCGCATGAGCAGCACCTAGACTACCCAACGCAGTCATGGCGAGTGTACCCTGTGCCGTCATGCCCGGCTTGAAGTATCTAGCCGTGATGTCACTCGCAGCGAGGCCCGTCTTACCGACAACAGCGGTAGTAACGGCGTTGTCCCTGAAGAACACTACATCCTCTACATCCGTAGAGTTCCAATCAAAGCCGTCCATCGTACTCTCCTAGATGCGGAAGCCGCCGTTGAGAAGTTGAAATCCGCCATTGTTGTAGCTATCAGGTAGGATCAAACCACTACCACCGCCACCGCCGCCGGCTGTCTTATACACCTGTGCAACGTGCAGCGTTGGCTTGGTGTTGTATGCCGCGTTTGACAAGTCCCAGCCAACTGACGTAGTAGCACCAGATGCGATGCGATAGCCGAGTGCTAGCTCTGAGATTGCTGCCGTCCCTGCTGCATCATTCTGATAGAGCGCCGTCGTACCAGACTGTGGCACCAGTGCTAGATCGGTCCAGCCGTCAAGGAGATAGCAGCCTGTCACCACTACATCGCCCGGGTCCGTATCGACCGTAATCGTGAAGCCTGTTCCCGTCGAGATGACTGCATCACTATCGCCAAGAGGGTCAGCCGTGTTACCATCACGGATCGCAAGAGCGGCAAGCAATGAAGCAGTGGCAGCGTAGGCTAAGGTTGCATTGAGAGTCTGTGTATCTGGATCAGTGACAACGCGATGGCGAAGCGCAATATGCCCCCAACCACCAGAGCCAGATGCATCAGGACCAACTACCCTGTCCTCGGTCAAACTCACGCTATCATGAGAACATGCGGTGACTAGCGGCGCAGGCTCCACAAAGAATGTGAAGATTGGCGCGACTAGAATGTCACCGGCAAGTACAGCGACGCTAGCTAGACTAGGCGAAGCTGTTGAACTCTGAGCATTCTGGCCGAGGTAGTGGATCGTCGCCATTATGCAGCCCTCGTCAGGTCGAATTGCGGGCTAATGGCCCAATTCGCGTCGGTGGGGCCGCCCTGGCTGGTGTACTCGCCGTCCAGGTAATCCGCGTGGGCGATTGCCTTCGCGTTGCCGGCGCGCTCCCACAGGGCAGAGACCGCCTTGCGATAGATCGAGTAGTTGTGCGGGTCGGCGAAGCTGGAAAGCGTGCCGCTCGACGGGCACCCGCCGGACGGGATCAGCTTTGTCGTGTCGTCCCAGTCGCCGGCTTCAGCAACGGCGACGTGATCCCAGCTTTCAGCCAAGGCGCTGTCTGCGGTGCTGCCGCCGTTGTCCGCCGTAAAGTTGATGTGATAGGCATCGGCGCGCGACCGGCAGCCGCCATCCCCTGCCGTCGAGATGCCGAAGTAGTTCTTGTTCACCGCCTGGACCACGAACTCGTCGCTGTCGGTGAAGTTGCCGCGCAGGCGCTCCATCCCGACCGTGAACATGATGAAGTTGAATTGGAACCAGCGGACCGACCAGCCGAAGCCATCGGCGCTGTTCAGAAGCAGGGTCGGGATGCCCAGCGCCACGGCCTTCGCCGGCATGTTCGCCGTCTTGCACACCGAGTTGAGATAGCCCTTGTTGTCCGCGTAGGCGTCGGTGATGTAGCCGCGCAGCGGGTGGCTGGCCGGCAGGATGTGGTTGGCGTTGGCGATGCAGGTGAAACCCCACGCGCCGGAACGCGGCTGGATGTTCCAGAGCGTGACCGACTTGAAGTTGTCGCTGTTGGGCAGCGTCTTTTCACGGTAGTTGACGTCGTGCGACAGGACCGCGTTCGTCGCGTCTGCCAGCGCGCTTTCGAAATGCCAGGGCTCGCCGCTGAACAGGAACGCCCCATAGGCCACCTGGGCATAGTGGGCATAGTCGTTGCTGCTGATCGGCGACGATCCTGCCGTGTTGTCGATCCACCAGCCGGCGTTGCTGTTGTCGGTGCTGCTGACCCGATGATCGCCGACGATATCGCCATAGGTCTCGTCGCGCGCCACCACGAGCTCGCCGTAGGCGGCCACGTAGTAGTGCTTGCTGATCATATTGAACCCGGACGCATTGGCGTATAGCTGCTGCGTCACGTTCTTTTTGTTTGCGATCAGCGCCCGGCCGACCCAGCCGGCATACCAGCCGATATCCGCGCGGCCGCCCGGGGCCGTGACGTCGGTGTAGATGTCGTAGCTGTCGAAGGGCGTCAGCGTGTCGGGCGTCGGGTCGCCGATCTCGGTCACGATCTCGGAGCGCACCTTCTGCGGCGGGATCAGCAGTGCCTCGGCCATCTGCTCCGGGTCCATGACCGCGCGCATCGTCGGCGCGTTGGCCGACCACACGGCGGAGAAGTCCTCCTCGGCCACGTCCTGCGCCAACCCGCCCTGCATGTTGTAGGACAGGCTCGTGTACGCCTGCACATCGCTGCCGGACTTCTTCGCCCGCAGCGCCGTGATCGTGCCGGTGCCGGGGGCCACCGGGGTGCCGCCGAAGTCCTCGTCCCAATGCGAGATCAGACGGAAGTAGCACGCGCTCGTGGTGCCGTCGCGGAGCAGGCTGACGAAGCCCAGGCAGAACATCGCCTCGTTCGGCGTGCCGCTGTTCGCCGCAAAGCCGAACACCCGAACCTGTCGCTCGACCGGCCCGACCGCGAAGTTGCGGACATTGCCAGCGCTGATCGCGTCGGCCACCGAGAAGGTGTAGTCCGTGCCGCCAACCGTATCGGTGAACGTGTAGGCAAGGTCTTTCAGGTTCTGGTCGGTGATTGCCGAGGTGTTCGACGCGGCGGTCTCGGCGACCGCCCACATCTTGTCGGTCTGGTCCGCGCCAGACGCGCAGTTATCCTCTTGCTCGACCGTCAGCACCGCCGACTTCATCGACCCATCGGGCCAATATGTCACCTGGTCGAATTGCTGGCGCGTGTAGGCCGTGGCGCTGTCGGACTTCCGCAGCTCGGCGAACATGCCATCAGGCACCGCGCCGGGCGCGAAGCCCACCGTGCGCCGCAGCCGCTGCCCCGACGCCGTGCTGCCGCCGTCATTGTGCCAGACGACGTTGAACAGGAAGGCGTCCTCGCCCGGCTCGGGATCGCCCCCGCCCGCTTGGGCGGCCGACGCCGAGGCCAGGCCCAGCGCGACGATCAGGGGGGCGACCATGGACTAGAACCGGCCGCGCTTGCCGAATACGGTCACCGTTACGGTGCCGGCCGAGCCGCCGGTCAGGGCCGGCCGAATCCAGACAGTCGCCTCGCTGATCTGCTCGATCACGCCAGGGCTGGTGAAGCTCAGCGCGTTGCCCTGGGGGTCGGTTAGGGTGTGATAGTTGGTGCCGTCCAGCGACCCCTCGATGGTCGTGGTCCCGCCACCATCGTCCGCGCTCTCGATCTGGACCGAGCGGTCGCTGTACTCGGCAAAGCTGATCGGCGTGCCGGTGTCGTCGGTCGCAATCGTCCACTGGTGGGCGAACAGCTCACCAAACTTGGGGTCGGACGCGACGGCAATATTCGTCCCGGGGGTGACGGCCATGGGGCACCTCGCTTGTGTCCAGGCAAGGTGCGGCTAGGAGGGGTGGCCCTCAACGCACAGGCGGGGTATAGTCAGGCCATGGCTGGACCCTCCCCCAACCTTGAAGGCATCGCCCGCCAGCGCGAATATGCAGCGGCCAATGCCGAAATCGAGCGCGCCCGCGTTGCCGATCAAAACCGCCTGGCCGTCCTGCTGCTGCTGGCCGCTGGCGGGGCTGGTGTCTTCGGGCTCCGGTGGATCATCCGCCGCCGGGATACGATCGCAGCCGGGGCCGTGAGCAAGCTGGCGACGGTCGAAGCTACCCGCAGGAAGGCCGCAAAGGCGCTCCAGGGGATGGTCGAGACCGTGAGGTCGGAAGCGGACAAGCGGGGTTAGTCGCGCTTCTCCGGGACATTCAACGCGCCGTTGATGCCCTTTTCCACCTGATCCCACAGCCCCCTTACGTAAAACAAATTCTGGGTCGCGATCATCCGGCGCAGGGCTTTGGAATCGCTCTGCGTCCAATCTCCCGTGGTAGCCGCTCCCGAGACCTGGAGTACCGACCCGATCTTGCCGGCCGTCGGCCCCAAGATGCTGTCCAGGGCGGACCTGGAGGCATAGCGGGACAGGGGCTTGTCCGCCCCGATCAGCCGGTACACGTCCACTCCCCCGCGCGTCATCTTCGACGCCATGGCGTTGCCCTCTTCGAACCAGCCGAGGACGCCCGAGCGGGAAATGCCTTCCTTGATCCAATCCTGCGGCCGGTCGCTTACGGGAGTGCCGGCGGCAAGAGCATTCAACCGGTACGAGATCGCGCCCATGCCGATGGAGAAGATCAGGCCCTGTAAAGCCTGGGCGTCCGCCCGCTGAAGGTTGGCGATCAGCAGGCGTTGGGTAGACGCGGCCATGAAGCTCTTGAACTGGCCGAACACGCTTAGGACAGGATTGGACATCCACAGCGGCTTTTCCTGACCGGGCGTGATGATCGCGATATCGGCCTCTCTGCCTACAGCCCCCTCGAATGCCTGCCGGGCCTGCGTGTTCTTCCACCGCTCGGTATTCGGCAAGTGCGTGCCGTTGACGATCTCGCCCGCACCCTCTGACGAGAACTCGTTCCAAATCCGGGAAGCCAGCCAATCGGGGATGCCCGACTCCGCAAGCTGCGCGATCTGCCTCTTTGTCGCGGTCCCGCCTGCTACTGCTTTCGAGGCCCGCAGGATTTCATTTCCCGCGATGATCGAGGCGTTGATCTTGCCCCAATCGGTCCAGGGAGCAAGGAGGTTGGCCACCATGTACTTGTCGGCCCCCCACTGAAGGCCACGCTCTAGGCGACTCTGCGGCCGGTACAGATCGGTGATATCGCTGATCGCATGGGACCGAGTAGCCAGGGCTACTTCGTTCGCGATGCCCATCGCCCGGTACTGACGGGCCGCCTGCTTCCACTCGTCGCCCCCCTTGGTCAGCGACCGGAGAAACGGCGCCCAGGCTTCGCCCATGACCGTTCCCAGGCCGTAGCGAAAGGTCGTTCCCGCAAGGTCGGAAAGGCTGGTCAAGGCGAAGGAACCGCCCGAGGTCAGGAGGTTCACGTTCTTCGCGATCGCAACAGCCCGGGCAGCCCCTTGCATGATCGCATCGGCGGAGAAGCCATAGACTCCCCTCACCCGATCCCTAATTGCCGCAAGGTCTCGGATCGTCGCATCCCGTTCCTTGCCGATCTTCGCCGCCTGGGCTTCGTTCTTCGCACCCGCCGCCCTCGCAGCAAATTCATCGCTGATCCGGCTGAACACGCTGGTCATCCCGGGATCGCCAAATTTCTCGGTCAGCAGAACATCGGGGACCATCGCCCGGAGGTGCGACTGAACGACCGCTTCCACATCGGTTTCCAGGAAGTCCGCGATCATGTGATCGGGAATAGCAAAACGACGCGCCGCGAGGGGACCGCGCGCCGTCTCGCCTGGGCCTACCTGGCTCGCCCCGGTGGACATTTCGTAGGGCAGCCGACCGTCGGGGGAGCCGATCACCCGGTCGGTAATCTCGTCCGCACGAGCGAGCAATTCACTGTCTGGCAGGGCGCGGTCACTGGCGAGGATGCGCCGGACCGTCCGGTCGATCGTCGCATCGGCCGAAACCAGCCGCTTGGCCGGCGGCTCGGCACCCGCGGCCTTCGCCTTGACCTCCCGCTCCGCCTGATATTTCTCGCGCGCCTTGATCGCGCTCTTGGCCTCGGCCGCAGTCCCGCCTTCCCAAGAGCCGATCTCGGCCTCGATCTTGGACCGCACCTCGTCATGCTGACGGGACGCGATCGCCAGGGCCTCGTCCAGGATCTCGCGGCGCATCTCGTCGCGCGTCAGCCGATCCTCGAGCACCCCCCCCCGCCCGCGGTTCGCCGCCTCGACCCCGCTGGCCACAAGCGCCTCGCGAGCGCGGGCCTCCTGCGCGTCGAGGGCCCGGCCGGCGGCCCCGGCGAGCGCCTCGCCAGCGGGGCCCGCGGCGGTGGTCAGGCCGGCGAGCTCTTCGCGGGCGCGCGCGAAGCGGTTCGCGAGCTCTTCCCAGGGGGACAGCAGGCTGTCCCGCCCCTCCTGCCCGATCTCGCGGAGCCGCTGCAGCGCGTCCTCGGCGGCCTCGACAGCGTCGCCGTACTCACCGACCGCCGTCGACACGCCCCCGGAGAGGCTGACCCCGCCACCGGCGCCAGCCCCGTCCTGGACACGGGCGGCGGTGATG